AAAAGCCCACACACGCTGACAAAATCAATGTTGGCAACACTGGTGGCAGACCCACTACAGAATTCAAATACTAATCATGAGCAACGCATTTAAACTCAATGGCAATACCATTTCACTAACAGCAGCAACAACTGCTGTTCAAGCCAACATACACGCTAGTGGCACCAATCAAATTGGTAGCTTTATGATTGACAACGTGGGCAACGTGCCAGCATTTGTAGCGTGGGGCTATGCCAATACAACAACAGCAACAATAGCCAACGCTACCACAAGTTCAACATCATTCACAGTACTGCCCAATCAAACCAAATGGTTGGCAACCAACATAGCTTACGCTCAAGCACCTGCCAACACAGTTTACTTTAGTGGCATTACTTCAAGTGGTTCAGCACAGTTGATGATTACACCTGTAGCAATACAACCTTAAGGATACAAAATGAAAACAGCAAACCCAGAAAACAAAAAGAATGTCAACGTTGCTCAAGGTCCCAAGACTGGCAATCACGGTACTCCTACAAAGCGTGACACATTCATCAGAGAAAAGAGTGGAGACTTTAGAACAGAGATGGCCGATATGGTTACTCGTGCTCTTGAAACTCGTGGTAATGGCATGAAGCCAGAACTATTGCCCACAACAGAACCTCTCAGTGCTGATCGTGGTCCAAAAAGAAACCCCACAGCTGGTGGCACTAAATACAATGTAACAACACGAGCACCTAAACCTCGTCCACGTGGTTAAACACTAATCACAATGGGGGCTTAAACTGCCCCCAGTCATTTAGAAAAAGGAATGAATATGACAAACAAAAAAACACCGCAAGCCAATCCCTGGAGTGATGAACAAGCAACAGCATCACAAGAATTTGACAAAGCTTATGACGACTTTGTCAAGCCCACTAAACAAGACAACCACCCAACACTAACACACGCTGACTTTGACATGGAAGGCCTGATTACGGATTTCCCTACTGCCAAAGACTTGGAACGATTTGTCTATGACCAAACAGGCATTGTGCTGAACTTAAAAGGTCGTGCCAACAAGTTAAAGTATCAAATTGCCATGGACGCACTCAATGGTGTCAAGGTAGATGACAAGTACTTGGGTGGAGAGAATCCCTATCTTGAAAAAGCAGAGTTGGTGCCTGTTGATCCCATCAAACCAGTGCCTGAACGTGACCGCACCTTACCACCACACAGTCAACAACAAAATGCCTATGTGAGCCGCATGATACCACATCCTGATGAAACATTGAGAATGCAAAATAAAAAGGTAGACACTGTGTTTAGAAAATACAAGAATGGTCAAATCAGTTATGAGATCATGGGACCAGTTGATCAAAAGCCAGAAGGTGAAAAGCTTGACAAGTTTGGTCGCATGAGACCAGAAGTTATTCGTTGGATTGATCCCAGAAGTGGTGAGCAAACTGTTGTGCGTAAAGATGGCACACTGACACCCTTGGGACGCAATTTACGAGCGTTGATGCAGGGTATGAAGGTCAACAAAAGCAATCAGTGGGACATTTGGGTTGATCGTGAGTTTGGACAACTTGAAAGTGGTATTGCTCGCAACGTATGGAACATTGGAGACAACGATGAATGAAGTCAAACATGAAATTGAAATGGCCCGCAAAAAGCGCAAGATATTAACTGTTAAAAAAGATATTGGCACCGACTTTAAACAACGTTGGCCCAAACAAGTTGAAACTTGCATGCGATTGATTGCTGAACGCCTTCAAAACAGTTTAAAGAAAGATCAAGCGGTTGAAGTCAGTGCTCAAGAAATTGCGCATCTGGCGTCAGCTCTAGCAGACATTCACATGATAAGCAATCACATGGAGATTGCTGCCAAGTTGGATGACTACACTTTAACAGAAAAGCGTTTGCGTGGAGAAATACCCACAGTATGATAGCTGAGTCTACATTGGTTACTAGGGCATTGAAAAGTGCCCTAGAGCAACATCATTTGACTGTTGATGATTATGCTTTCATGCCCACACTAGCCCGTGAAGCATTGCAAGACTTGGTCATGGCCATTGCCGATGACATGCGCTACAATCAACTCAAATACTTTAAACCATTTGACCATCAGCGTGAATTCTTTCGCACAGGATTCAGTCAACGTCGTGGCATTCTTGCTGCCAACAGGATTGGCAAGACAGTGAGTACTTGTTATGAAACTGCCATGCACTTGACTGGTCTTTATCCTGAATGGTGGGAGGGTCACAGGTTCCCGCATGCCATCACCGCTATGGTAGCTGGTGAGGGTTGGGCACAGGTGGCACTAGTATTACAAAATGAATTACTGGGAACGCAAGATGTCAAACTCAAAGAATACATTGGGACTGGAGCTATCCCTCGTGATTGTATTATTATGGATACTATGCGAGGTGATGGTGCTAACTGTATTGGAGTTGAAGTGCAACACGTCACGGGTGACAAAAGCTATTTGCTATTTGCCAACTACACTCAAGAAGTCAGACAGATGCAGGGATTCAAACTCAATTTGGCAGTGTTTGACGAGCAACCTCCCGACGATTTCTTTAGTGAGATTGTTACCAGAACAGCCACTACTCAGGGACAAGTTCTTTGTTCATTTACACCGCTCAAGGGACTGAATGGTCTTGTCAGCAAGTTCTGGAATCGTGAAGAGGGTTATGAGTTCATTCGTGTAAGTTGGGATGACGTGCCTGAATACAACGGTTGGAATGAACCGTTTTTGTTAAACGAAACTCGTCGTCAACTTGAACGTGACTACTTACCACACGAACGTGAAGCTCGCATTGCTGGTAAACCTGTCATGGGTAAAGGTGCTATCTTTCAAATACGTACTTGGCCCACTTACAAGACTGGTGAGTATGACTTTAAAAACATGTTGAACATGGAACGAGTGATTGCTCTAGACTTGGGCTTGGTCAATGACAAGACTGTTATCAGTTTGATGTATTGGAACAAGCGTGAACAAACAGCGTGGTTACATCGTCAGATTACTGTCAAGGGCATTGAAGAAGCCAATCCCATTAACTGGATCAATCATTTGACCAGACCCGAAGTGTTTGGCTGTCCCATTGTGTTGCCCGCTGATGCCAACACTCAGGGACGTTACACCATGAGCAGTTTGAGCATACGTCAATTGTTTGAAGAATACAATCTCAACGTAGTTCAAAAGCCCATTATGAATCCACCCGACAGTGAAGGGCGTGTAACCAACAATAAAGCGTTTGGTGTTAACGTTATGCGACAGATGTTGGAGATGGGCACGTTTCTAGTCAACGATAATTGTCAAGAGTTTTTGCGTGAAGCACAAAACTACTATGTTGATGAACAGGGTAGATTCAGTGATCCCGACGACACCATTGACAGTGCTCGCTACGCACTATTGGCATGCTTGAATGGCTATGCCGAACCCGACGACAACAAAACTCCACAACAGCGCATGGCAGAAGCACGCTACAAAATGGAGTCAATCAAGTTAAATCGCGGAGCTGCGAAACCAAGTTGGAAAACAACTTACAACCCACAGGAGTAACAATGAGTAAAGGCAGTAAACCCAGACCCATTCCCAACCCCGATCAATTTCGTGATAACTGGGACAAGATATTCGGCAAGAAAAGCACGCAAGAAAAGACGAATCCTAAACAATCGCTAAATACAATACTATGTTGAATATTAAAAATACCCCACTGTCCAATCTAAACACCAACAACGCAGCTCTAGCTCGCTTTGTTAAACTAAAAGGTCAGTTGGATACTAAATGCGCTAGCTTTCTGCGCTATCTTGGCACAAAAAATTCAGTGAATCGTGCATCGGATTATCATTACTTGTGTTTGGCAGTCTATGATAGTACTGCTCCAGTAAATGGCATTGACTACATTCACCCAGTTGTCAAGCCCGCAGTTGATTATGTTACTTCAGTTATCACAAAAGGACTGGCTCCCGATGGTGAGGTTAACTTTGAATTTGTGCCCGATGGTGAAGATGATAGCGTAGCCGCTCGCCAAGCTACCGAGATGGTCAGCAAGGTAGTCAACGAGCAAAACGATCCACACTTTATTCTACAGCGTTGGGTCATGGACGCCAATCTACACAAGAATGGTATGTTGATGGTGTTGCCACAGCGTGAACAAATAGTTCGCTATGTTGAAACTGAAGGCACGCTTGACCAACTCAAAGCATTTGAACAGCAAGCTCTAGACAGTGGCTTAACACCTTTACGTCAAAGCAGACGCAAAGCACGTGTTGACATGGAACAAGTTATCAAAGAAACACAACAGTTTGTTCAGGGTTTACCACAAGCACAGCACGAAGAAAACCTACAATCACGTATTGATGCCGCTCAACATTTGGCTAGTGGTGGCGACGCTGCTGACATTGAAGGTCCCGACCACGTTGAACTGCGTGATGGTCAAGATGCCATTGACGAAGCCATCAATCGCAACACAATTTACAAAGCCAAATACAAGTTGACTGGCTATAGTTTAAACATTCGTTATCGCAATATTGCTCAACACTATTGGATCTGTGATCCCACTATTCAGCAAATGCGTGACCAAGTGTTTTGTGGATTCTATGACCCCATGAGCATACAAGAAGCAGTTCATTTGTATCCTCAACTACAGGATCACATGGATGACTTTAGACAATATGCCGAATACAATCAGAATGGTGCTTACCAAGCTGGTAGTGTGCTTAACAATCTGGCTATTCATGCTCGTGATAGCGTTCCAGTTCAAGGCATACCTGTTGAGTCTGGTGTTGGTGCTGATCCTGACAGCCGACAAGTTACTATCTTGACTGTGTGGGACAAATACGACATTGATGGTGATGGTGAACTTGAACTGATTGAGATTATCTTTAGTGGCAGTTACATTATCAGTGCCAAAGAAGTTGAGTTCATTCCAGTTGCCAACATGTGTCCTAAACCACTACCTGGTAACTTCTATGGTATGAGTACTGCTGAATCAGTTGTGCCCATGCAAGAGTATGCTACAGC